GACCAATGGAGAGCGAGTGTCAATTTGAGATCTAATAATGTTGCCTTGATTCAGTCATCGTCCCCTTCGAATTCAGTCTCTTGACATGGTCTAATTAATGACTCTGTCGCGTTACGAGATTCGGAGGTTTTTAAATATTTTATGAGTTACATATCTTTAACAAAGAGTAGTAACTTATTACGTATTTTTAAACAAGCTCTCTCTTTATATGGTCAAATTCCTTCTGATCAAATCAAGACTAAAAAGTCTATGGTAAGTTCATTAGGTCAATTAGCTTTTAAAGAGGAAGCTGCGGGAAAACTACGGATCTTTGCTTTAGTTGATGTTTGAACACAATCAGTTCTCAAGCCTCTTCATTTAGGTTTATTTGATTTGTTAAAATCAATTCCTAATGATGGTACTTTTGATCAGGATGCTTCAGTTCAACGTTCTAAGGAGAAAGCCGAAAAGTCGCAGTGTGCTTATTCATTTGATTTAAGCTCTGCAACTGATCGTTTACCTATCATTTTCCAGTCTGCCATCTTAGATAGAATCCTTCCAATTAAGGTCGGAAACTCCTGAGCGGGACTCTTGGTGATGAGAGATTATTTTCTTCCTAGAGGAGCAAAGAGGTATAATCTAACTGAAAAATCAGTTAGATATACCGTCGGGCAACCCATGGGGGCTTTATCGTCATGAGCTATGTTAGCTATAACACACCACTATCTTCTTCAGATTTGTTCTTTTAATAAGAATAAAACTTTTGGTTGATATGAGAATTATGAAATTCTCGGTGATGATTTAGTTATCTTTGACTCTGACGTCGCAGAGGAATATCTGGATCTTATGAAAAAGATTGGATTAGAAATTAATTTATCAAAATCTATATCTTCTCCTAAGAAACCAGTTTTTGAGTTTGCAAAGCGGACGGTGGTTTCTGGTTCGAATGTGTCAGGTTTATCGGTTAAACAACTGATATCTGCCACATCTATTGGATCTAGGGTAGCTAATATTTTATATTTTGCGAATCTAGGTCTTATACGAACTAATACCAT